TTTTCCCATAAGTATATATTCTATTTTAAAATTTTGAAAGTAAATCGGCTTCTTTGTTTCCAAATGAATGCTCCTCGCATTTTAAGGTATGAGCATTTACGTGTACAAAAGTAATGTTGGGTTTACTTTGATGTAAAGTGTATGCTTCGTATACAAGATCTTTATTTGGGGTATCCTCCCATTTTTTATGTTTACACTTTTCTCCATAAGTAGTACAGCACAGGATTGCGTATTGCGAATCTGTGTAAATACCAACGTTCTCCGTTCCAATTAATTTCATGCAGTCAATTACAGCAACAAGTTCGGCGATATTGTTGGTTATACCAGTAAGTCTTTTGCTTACATTTCTAGGATCATCCTTTCCAAAATAGATGCCATAACCTCCCGTATTGTTTTTACATGAACCGTGCGCGTAAACACAATAATCAAATATTTTATCTGTACCAAATGGACCGTACGTTTGAAAATGTTTGGCTTCTTCTAAAGTATCAAACTTTTTGTACTTTGGTTTTTTGTAAATTTCCTTTTTACATTCTTCCCATGATTCAAAAATGTTATTTTGAATATGGCCTGTATAAATAGCGTAATAGGGCATGTATTATATAGTAGGAATTTTTTAAATTTCGTTTGCTACTAAAATAATATGTTCTTGATATGATATTTTTTGGAAAACAATACATTCATCCATCCAAAACTGAAAAAAATTGGATCCCTTTTTACATAGAATTTTCGTACCTTCATCTTCAATATCGACGCGGACTACAAACCCTCCGTTTGTTAATTTTGAAGGATCATTTGCGTTGACCCAGCGAACATACCCTCCGGTTTTTAGTTCATGCAATTCATCCACGTATGTGTAGTCTTTCAGTTTAGTGGCGTCAATGGATAATTTAGAAAGTATTTTTTTCTTGGTCGCGTTTATTTTCTTATAGGTTAATCCTTCCATAACATGTATGGTTACCTTTTATTTAAATCTAACTCATAGTATTTACAAAATCAGTTAAATCTTTTTCGGTTCTTCCTCCATCATATGTTTTCGTGACTTCACCGTTTGTCATTTCAAACATGGCAGGATAACCGGTAATATTTAGTTTCTTAACCATGGCCATGGTCGCCTCATTGGATGAATCGGATGCATCAATCGCCACCATTTTATCTGAATACTTGGAGGAAACTTTATCCCAGGTTGGCTTTAATTGAGTGCAATGCGTGCATCCTTGAATGTAAACTAACAAGAAAACGGTTTTGTTGGCAAGATCCTTAAATATGGTTGCCGGGCTCGATTCAAATCCTTCACGCACGAAAGATGCGCATATGAGAACAATGAGAAGCAAAGCGTACCACTTTAAACAGTTTTTCATAATACTATCTTATATTTTAAATAAAAATATATAATATTCTATGTATACAGAATTAATTATTCTTATCTTATTTAGTATTATTGCACGTTATTTATACCATAACTACAAACAGGCCAGTGAAATGTTTGAGTCAGCCGAACATTATCAATTAGTGTCAGATTATTACATTGGAGAAAAAATGAGCAAACGCAAACCCATTTTATGGATTCATACAAGTACTGAAGTAAATGCAAGAAACTGGGATTCTTTTTATTCTAGAAACAATACTAAATTAAATCAGCCCTATCTTCAAATTACCATGAAAAGCATTTACGATAAATGTAAAGAGTCCTTTAACATTTGTTTAATTGACGACGATGTTTTTAGGAGATTGTTATCGTGGAATGTCGACCTGGACGATTTGGCCGATCCCATGAAAAGTCATTATCGAAAACTTGGATTAAGTATGCTACTTTATCATTACGGAGGAATGTTAGTTCCTCAATCTTTCTTGTGTGTTAAAAATTTGCATGAAATGTACACTACAGGACTGTCCAATGGAATGTTTGTGGTTGAAAATATAAATAAGGGAATCACGCATGATCAATCCCCTTATTTTCCGGATACGGTTATGATGGGGTGCAAAAAGAAATCTAAGGTCATGAAAGAATTTATTGAAATGCAAGAAGAATTGTATAAAGATAAGTCGGCGCAATCTGATTTTATAGGAAATGAAAGTTTATGGCTGAATCGTCAATCCATTACCATGGATGGAAAATATATCGGAATCAAAAAAATAGACGGCTCGCCAGTTTCCTTGGAGGAGTTGCTTGGCACAAGCCATATCCCAATTTCAGATTCGATTTACGGAATTTATTTACCGCAAAAGGAAATTCTTTCGCGTACAAAATACAACTGGTTTGCTAGAATGTCACCTGATCAAATCGTGAATAGTCAATTAATAATTGCAAAATATATTTTAGCCTCTTATTAATATGACGCAGAAACGTAACTATTTCACTATTGATATAGATTGGGATTCGGATGATGCCGGGTATTCTGTCTTGAAAAGTAAAAAAATGGTGAACTATTTATTAAAAAATTTGGCGCGCGGAAATAACATGATACAGACGTACAAACCATTTACCGTTCACAAAACAACTCTGTATTTGCGTGCAAAGCGAGTTAAATCATGGGTAGACTATCCGGAATGGGATAAGATTGGATGCAAACCGGATAACGAGTGGATTCAATCAACACCGTGTACGATTGGTCAAAACCGAAAAATGTTTGTAAAATACAAAAGTAATGAACACGTTGCTGGGTTTGCCATTTATTTATTAATGATCATGTCCGGAGAAATATCCGTTGAAAAACATAAACAGTTTGTAGCCGTCATGCAGAGAACGATGGACCATGTCATTATTCACAACGAAGATGTTGACTGGCTTCATTTAAAACAAAAATTGAATTGAAACAAATCATGTAGGATTTATAAAATGGATCGACTTTTGCACGACATTCAGGAACGCTCTTCTTATGCAAAGTACGATAAATGGGGTCTATATAATTGGGGAATGCTTGATACGATTCGATCAAGTATTCCGAATGAATTTATATTTGATTATTACGAGTGGCGAACAAAAATAAGACAAGTCATTATTTATATTAAATTTGGTATGCATCGTGAAAATTATTGGACATAAGTATCAATGTTTATACAGTTTGGATCGGGATCGGATCGGAATGCTTTGAATAAGGGACGTTCTAACTGAGCATCTGGTGTATGTTGGTGAACGGTTCGTGCAATCATTCTATACAATTCAAAATCGGGGTATCGTTCCAACCCATCTGGAGTTAACAGAACGCTTTCTCCCTTATCGTCTTTACTCCATTCCTCGACTACTTTATAAATTTCGTCCGAGGATTGTAATCCCTCTAGAATCGAACATGCTAATCTGCATAAATCGAAACTATAGTTAGGCGGAATGGGTTCTTCCGAGCAATCGAAAAAGGGTTCTAAATTATATTGGGTTGCAGCATCTCCGTCCTCGTGGAAACTGTTCGAGACGAATCTTTTGTTTTGAAACGTGTAAATGGCTCTACCGTAATCAATCATTTTGAATAATTTGCCAAAGGTAGGAACCTTGTAGTAAATTCCTTTGTAGCAATAATGTATGTGCGTAAGGTCGGTTGGTATGAACATGACGTTGTTGGTGTGCAAGTCATTATGAGTAAACTGATACACGTTTTGATATGTAATAAGCATCATGATGATTTGCATCAAGGCCGACGTTAATTCATCCGACTTAATATCGTCCAATAAAGAATCAAGCGTATCTTCGTATTTTTCAAGAGCAATAACCTGCACGGGAAACTTTTTAATGATGGCGTGCAAGTTCATGCCGTTGTCGGAATACTCTGATTCTGATTCGCTTGCTGAATCCAGAGAATCCAGTTGAAGTTCAATCGGTTCGTCTGAAAATTGGATTCCGGATTTATTTTTTCTAGAATTGGAAAATGAAAACTCTCGATTTAGCGTAAATATGGTACCCCTGTTTTTATGAAAAAAATCGCAATCTTCAAGATGATCTAAATCGTCTTCAATGTTATAACTAAATTCTTCTTTGATTCCTAGATAACTTCCGTAAAAGTCGTTCCCGTGACAAAACCCTTGTTGTAGTAATCGACTGGATAAAAAGGAGAAAAAAGAATCGACATACGATGAATTATTGAAATCGTCAAGCGGTGGATAAGATGTAACAGGGGTTGGTAACGAAAAATCGTAATCTTCATAGGATCCAGTAAGATACTTGAGTGGATCTAACAAGGGCGAAAATTTGAAAAAAATAGGAGTATCCTTACAATAGAGAGAATTGTCGCGTAACGTCAAGTCGAGTACTGGATTGTCCAAATTAATGGAATTCCAGTTGGTTGGATTCAATACAAAAAATCGTTTGTACAGGGGAATGTAATTTTGGAGCGAGGAAACATTTAAATGTTTTCCTAAATCTGGAACTTTATTTTTCCTATACTTTAACATAACCCCCTTGTATAAAATTATGATGGGATTTTAAACACAATTCTAAGATCGTGTGTAAATCACTTCAGGAACTTGGTGCAAATGTCCCGCATACCTTGCCAACGTAAACAAAAAATCAGATAAGCGGTTGATGTACACGTAACACGCTGGATCCATGACAAAATCAGTTCTTAGAGAAACCATTCGTCGTTCTACTCGCCGACACACGGTTCGCGCCTTGTGAATAAACGCCATGGTTTGATTTCCTCCAGGTAAAATGAAGTTGGACAATTTAGGCAAGTGGGATGTCATTTCGTCAATGACGAATTCCAATTCGTTGGTTAATAATCCATTTTCATCAAACGTTAAATTTTTCTTTTCGGGGTGATTTGGATGGGCAATCAGCGCCCCTAAATCAAACAAGGACGACTGAGTTCTCCGAACTAAAGGCACAATTATTCCAAAGGAATCGTCAAGGCATGTTAGAACGCATCCTAATTCTGAATTCAACTCATCCAGTTCTCCGATACATTCCAACAACAAATGATCTTTTCTAACTTTAGAACCATCGTAAAGGGACGTGTTTCCCTGGTCTCCCGTTTTGGTATAAATCTTCATTATACTAGTTGTCATCATATGTTTAAATTTAAATAATAGTATAAGTTATGGAGTTGGTCATTACAAATGAATCTATAAAGAGGTATGTTGATACATATTTTAATAACCCAGAACTTAAACTACAAGGTGACCATGTAAGTTCATCATTGCCTCCAATTGGTA